TCCCACCTATTCTTTGGTTCTATAGCGTCGAATACTTCCATTAATTTATGTGCGGTTTTATCCCAACTATAATTTTCAACAAGTAATTTTCTAGTTTCTCTAGACTTATTTTTACGTTCCTGATCAGACATTTCCATCCAAGATATGATCTTAGATATTAAATCATCGTTAAAAGGAACGGCTCTGTCGGCTTGAGTTTCTAATTCTCTCAAAAGAATATGATCAAGCTTAACTCCATTTAGTTTAGAGGTTAATTCTTCCATACCGCTGTAATTCACAGCAAAAATCGGAATGCCGCAAGATGCTGCTTCTAATTGAGGAATGCCAAGACCCTCGCATATAGCATACTGCACATAAATATCAAATATATTATATATTTCTCTTAATTGGTCATTATCAACACCATAAACCACATTTGGAAAAATTATCCTATCAGAAGGGTCTTCTGGAGAAATAGCCTGAACACCCTTAAATGGTGAAACATAGAATTTTTTCTTGCTTGGTGAATAATAAGTAAATAACACATTATTATAGACACCATATTCTTGTAGTAGTTCTGGCAGATTCCATCCTTGCGCTTCTGGATAGGAAGTATGCAAATATAAAAATATTTTTTGATTACCGGTTTGATCTATTAATTCTTTTAGAGATAGAAATAATTCTGCAATTAATTTGCGTTTTTGATTTCTCATAACAGAACCTATAACAAAAGATTCTGTTGGAACACCGTATTTTGCCTTTTGTAATCTTTTTGTCCAATTTACGGGATAGAACACATTGGGGTCAACAGAGTCGCTAACAGTACCCTGTAGATTAATTTTTCTGTTTTGTGATTTTAGATATTCACCCGCCCAATCGGTGTGAGTTAATACAACATCAGCGTTTTCAAATGTCGTTAACCATTCTGGTTTTTGAGGAATCGAATCTATTGTTGGTGCTATGACCCAATCAAAATATGGTCTGAATGGAGAAACTTCTTGGTAAGAAAACATCCAGTAGTCTCTAATGTCAAAAACAATGTCTGGTTTAAAATGAGCAACAACCTTTTCAAACCTCCATTGCCCAAACTGATTTATTGGATTGCTTTTATATATTTGAGCATCTTTATGGTTATCTGGAACCTCATTTGGATATATTTTCCATGGAACATCGTCTTGTCTTTGCCTTGCATACGAAGCAAATTCGGCAATTTCATAATCCGGTCTTTTACTTAGTCGCTTAAGAATTTCCGCAGTATATCTGCCGAACCCCGAATTAATAGAGTGTGACTCGGCACACATTAGTATTCTTTTTTTTCTCATGAGGATTATGCTTTCTTTAAGAAATAAACCCAAAGGGGTTTTTTAGACCCCTTGGGCTTATGAAATATCTCAGAACGCCACAGTTTCTTCTGTGGTGTCCTTCTTCTTTAGCTTGGCAATCTTGGAAAAGTTATTGACTCTAACCTTTAGAGTACTATGCTTAACGCCATCCTTTTCCCAGTTGTCATTCCTAACAGAACCTTCGATCATTACTAGATCGCCCTTCTTGAAGGACTCACCAATAACTTCCGCACCACTATCCCAAGCCTCGCAAGGAATATAAGACACAATCTTATCCTTTGTGCCGTTGGCTCTTGTAAAATCCTTAGAAACTGCTACAGTGAATGAAACAACCGATGTTTGTCTATCACCACTAGTAATAGTTCTTAGTTCTGGATCTCTTGTTAAATTACCCTTTAGTAACACAATATTCATATTCAATCTCCTTATTTGCGAAAATATAAAATCAACCATAACGTATTATAACATGGTCATTTGGACTAGTCAAGACTAAACCACAAAACATTTTTTAATGACTGGGGTCTGATCCTTCGCAGACTTTTGACCATTAAACATTAACACTCTGCCCGGATTCAACATATTTTTAAATTCATCAAACTCTTCTGGAAAAACCACACAGTCGGAAGTTCCATAAGAATCGGATATTTTTAGAAAACACATATCTTTACCAGGATTTTTACCCTTTTTAGTTTTGATCACATTCACAGACTCTATTTCTGCAACAATAAAAAACTGTTTTTTTACAGAAAAATCTTTGATACCTCCACAATCAGTATTAGCATACGAAGCATCATAGGCGTCTGTTTTTGTGCAAGTAATAGATGCTCCTAATAATTCTCTTTCATTATCGGAAATCCATTCTGGAGTATCCTCTAAAGAATATGCTGGATTGGCAATTTGAGATATGATGCTAGATATCTTTTGTTGTCTAGGCTTACTAATTTTATAATTGGCTAGTAAATCGCTAAATAATTTACTCATATTAGTATATTTATTATTATCTACGAGCATTTTACAAAAACCTAGCTCTTTTTCAGTCAGTTCGCTAATCATATTATAATCATACAGCATACGATTTCTACTTAATTTGAAGCAAGACAAAGCACCAGCACTAATCAATGCTTTTGCGGCACCACTATTTATTTTAATTAGAATATCTATCAGAAATTGTGACCAAGATAATTTTTCTATATCAACATCTTTAATTAAGTCGTATAATTTATCAAAGACTGATTCTCCAACACCTTTAATATTGGTTAGACCAAAGTATATTTTTTTATTGCGAATCTCAAACTCTTTGTTCTTAATAATAATATTAGGACCCAAAACATCAATATCCATAGACTTGGCATTAATAATAAGCTCTAAGATTTCTTCTTGTGGCTTAATCTTGTCTTTTGCTAATCTAAGATATGATAGAAAGAAGATGGTAGGAAAGTGAGCCTTAGTAAAAGCTGATAAATATGCATTAACAGCATAACTAACGGCGTGACTTTTATTAAAAGAATATCTTTGGCTTTTTTCTATCCAACCGAAAATTTGTTCAGCCTCGTCTGTATTCACCTTATTAATCTTAGAACATCCTTCCAAAAACTTTGTTTTAATTTTAGCCATCTCTTCTGGCTTTTTCTTACCAATAGCTTTTCTCAACATATCGGCTTCTTGTAGATTAAATCCTGCTATATCTTTAGCAATTTCCATTGCTTGTTCCTGATATACCATTTCTCCATAAGTATTTTTAAGAATTGGTTCTAAGCTACTATTAAAATAGTCTACAGATTCTTGTCCGTTCTTTTTATCTATAAAATGATTACTAACGCTTTTACCATCTCTAATGGCCTCTAAGCATCCTGGTCTCATAATACTAATTAACGCAGAAAGTTGTTCGATATTTTCTGGTTTAAGTTTTTTAGACATACTTTGTCCAAGGCGACTTTCTAACTGAAAAACGCCTTTAGTATTACCGTCCGCAAACAAATCCCATGTTTTATTGCATTCTAAATTGATATTATCAACATTAAAAACTATTTTGGAAAGCTTTTGAGTGTTATCAATATCAAACGAACATCCACAATCAAACTTGATCTTGTTGGTCATTTATAAATGATCCCTTAAACTTAATTTTTGTTACCAAATTTCTATGCAATCTTAAAAATCTAATTAATATTCTAGCACAATCTTTAACATCTTTTACAGCGTCGTGTGCTCCTTCTTTACTAATTCCTAGATAATCTCTTACACTATCTAATGATAAGCTCTTTAGATCAAAACTTTCAAACCAATAGAAAACAAGATTCATTAAGTCTATTACATCTCTTGGATAAAAAAGATTTGAAACATCTTCTTTTGGTTCTATGTTTTTGTATTTTTTAGCAAGCCTGTCGATAATTTTAAGGTCGAATCTATTAATATTGTATCCGGCCGCTATCGGAGCGCTAAAAATATTTTTCTTCTTGCGTCCAGCACAATGATATTTATCAAGATAAGCTACGAATAAATTCCAAGATATTTCTTGAGATGGATATTCTTGCCATTGTTTATAAACATCATCTTTTGAACAGCCTTTGACCTTAGCATGAAAGTCTAAAATATCAGTGGTATATTCGTATTTTGCATCTTTTTCCATTACTTCTGGCTTTAGATAAACATTAAACTCTGAGCCAGGAATAATTTCTAATTTAATTGGATCCACTATCACAGCAGATAATTGTACTGGACTACAAACTGTTGGATCGGACCCGTCCGTTTCAAAATCGAAAACGCAAATTTTTTTACTTAACATTAAATTTAACTCAATTTTTCTACATTATCAGCGGGCTTAAGAACAGCAGTAGCATTAGTGGTTGCTTCTCTGCAATTCTCTTTGACCTTACAGCAACTAATTCTCACTTCTTCGATCTTGACATATTCCTTATTGTTAAAAGTAAATCTGTCACCAACCGCCAATTCATGAAACCTCATAATGTAACTCCTTCATTTTTTAAATACTCTGATACAAACATAATCTTATCTAACATTGCTACTCCAAGAATGTCAAATTTGACTACTCCAACATTTTCTAAGTCTTCCATTTCCATACCAGCAATTTGTGTTTGGGTTTTTGTGTCATAAATCATCGGGCAAATATTCGATAAATTTTCACTCGCTATCGCAACACCGGCAGCATGTTTGGATTGATGTACTTTCGTACCCTCTAATCTAATAGCCTGTTCAAACCTCTTGGCAAGTGGACCCTGTAATTGTCCAGAATCGTCAATATAGCACCATTCTGCTAACTTGTCTGATTCATTTTCCAAGGCCCATTTAATAATAGACGCCTCACCTGTTTCGTCTTTCATTTCTTGAAGTTCGTCGGCTATTTTAGCCTCGTCTGGAATATTTTTGGTAATTCTATTCATTTCATCAAAAGATATGTTGCCGTATACTCTTAATACGTCTTTAATGGCCCCACGACCTTTGATAGTATTAAATGTTATCATTTGTGATACTTGGTTGTGACCATATTTGTCCTTGATATACTGAATAATATTTTCTCGTTTATCGATTGGTACGTCAACATCAATATCTGGCATACTTACTCTATCTTTAGTATTACGACCAGAATTATAAAATCTATCAAACAGTAGACCATATTTTATAGGATCAATACTGGTAATACCAATCAAATATGATACTAAACAACCAGCCGCACTACCTCGTCCCGGTCCAGGTAGCCATTTATTAGACTTAACATAATTCACTATGTCTTGTACTATGAGAAAATAACTGCTTAATCCAGCACCCTGTAAAATATCTAGTTCATATTTTATTCGATCAACATAAATTCCATGATTTTCTTTTGGTATAATATTATTAATCTTATCTCTCCAACCATTTCTACATAGTTGCCTCAGAAACTCGTCTGGAGCGATACCAGCATCAAACGGAGGAAGATTTGGCCTACTAGAAATATCATAGTTTTCACACATATCCGATAGTAGTATCGTATTTTCTATTTCTTCTTCTGGATGCAAACTATTAATTTCTTCTTGAGACAGTATATGAAAATTGTCGGATTCAAAAAAACAACTCAATGGTATATCTTGATTGTTTTGTATTTTTCTACTAATTTCTGGAAATGTAGTTTTTAGATTATTACATAGAAGAATTCTTTGGTCCGAAGCGTCTTCTTTTCTAGTATAATGAGCATCTGGAGTACATATTACTTTTGTATTAGTGATCTTTGCTAATTCTCTAATAACATCTGTAAGCTCTTTTTGGAGAGGAGTATTATTCATATCCATCAATTGTGCTTCTAGAAAAAAATTATCCTTACCAAAGATAGTTTTAAGTTGGTTGACAGTATCGGTTCCAACATTTTTCCAATCTGGAATTATCTTATCGTCCTCTATGATTTTATCTGCTAATAATGAACCAAGATGACCACAGAATCCGATAATATTACCATCAAGGAATCTGGAAAGATTATTCAAATCTAATCTTGGTTTGTGATAGAAAAAATCGGGCCTATTAGATTCTGAAACTAATCCTATGAGCTTTTTCCATCCTGCCAAGTTTTTTGCAAGGACGATGAAATGACTTAAGGATTTATTTTCTTTGCTTTTTGTGGTAGGATCTTGATCACACAGATAAATTTCGCAACCAAGTATTGGCTTTACTCCAGCCTTTTTCATCTGTTGATGAAATTTAATAGCTCCTGAAATAGTACCATGATCAGTTAAAGCACATGCTTTTGCATCTATCTCCAAACATCTTTCGGCCATTTGAACCGGCTTAGAAAGACCATCCAACAAAGAATACATTGAATGACAATGTAACGGGTTGTATTTTTTCATTCTACAGATCCGGGTGCCTTATATTTTCCAAAGGAATGGTGCGGGTTTTTATATTGTTTAACAACATCATCAATACCATGAAGTTCAATATCGTGTTTAATTTGTTCACACTTAGTCATAAAAGTATTTGGAGAACAAACTTGTCCATCTCGATATTCTATTACTGGTAAAATCTTGTTGTCGTTTTCGAAAGTTGTTTTTCCAAAATGACATAATTTATTACACATCCAGGTTCTATGCAATCTAGGTCTCTTAGTTTTTTTGATAATATCAAACTTTGATCTTAACATACTTTCTGTTCTTGATAAATCGCTTTGATCAAAAACTATTGAGAATGGTCCACCGTCGTTAATAAAATAAATAGTAAGGATAACATAGTCATAAGATGGAAATAATTTACTTACGGCATAATGATAAATCATTAGCTGAGGATCATCTTGAAGTTTAGCATGTGTTTTTTCTTGACCGGTTCCCCAATCAAGTCTCCTGCCGGTCTTCCAGTCGATGACCTCTATGGTATTATCATCGACCTCGGTGATCAAGTCAATAGTGCCTTTTAGACCTAATTTTCCTTTTAGTTCTCCTTCGTCTGTATTATATGAATATTCGGCCCAAGGCTTATCTATAAGAATATCAAAGTGTTGCTCTGGACTTAATATTTTACGATTTCTTGGATCAAACATTCCATTATTAAATTCTATAGCCTTATAACACCATTTCTTGCAGTCCTCAAAATCTTTTTTAGCCCATGCGTGATGAGCAAACTGTTTGGTATAGTAATCATATACCTGTTCTATAATTTTATCTAATGAATAACTATTTGTTTTAATAGTGCCAATACAATCATCGTCAAATTGTAACACATTATCTTGTTGACACTTTTTAATAACTGCTAGTATTTCTAACACTTTGTGTGTTATAGTCCCTTTGTCGGCCTTTTGATTTGATGGTCCTCGCCAACCCAAAACATATTCCAAAAAATATTGTTGTTCGCACATATTGTGTGCATTGAAAGAACTGCTTCTAAAATATGTAATTATAATGGGAATATTCCTTTTTTAAATAGAAACTTGGCAACGGCAACATTTTGTTCGTCTATAGTCATCCTAGAGTTGGTTAGAATTAAATCGAAATGACTATGGTCATAATTATTAAAATCTAATGCGGTCTCACTTGGATGATCTGAGTTAAATGGATTCCTAGTAAGTTTTATAACAAGCCCACCAGCGTTTTTAACCGCCTCGACCTCGTTAGGAAACCTACAATCCGCTATAATAGCTAAATTTGGTTTCTCTTGATTTATTTTATTTATTGTAGCATCTGCCCAAACATTAGTTTTCATTTTTCTGAAAATATCTGTTCCGACCATTTGCATAACTTCTCTAGCGGTTAACCTATTACCTTCCCACTCCAAATCTGTTAAAGTGTTTTTATCATCATCAGAACCATAACACTGATCATATGTCATTCCCAAAATATTCATACAAATATCTTGTTTTAATGGATCAGCAAAATTGTAAATTTTAGCAACCATTTGAGTTTGTGGTTGTACAACAGTATTCCAAAAATCCATAATAGATTGTGAACAGGTTGTTTTTCCAGATTGTTTACGACCAGCAAAAGCTATAATTTTCATAAATTGGCCTTTATTTCTCTTTCTATTTCTTCGTTTGCCATATCTGCCACATCTGGTTTTGATATTGTGATATTGACTATATTGTATGTGTTTTTACACTTAGAATATATTGTTTCAAATGCTTTTTGACCAGCATCATCACTATCCATTATACAATATATAGTCATAGCGCCAGATCCATCCAACAATATTTTCTGTTTATCACTGAGATTAGAACCAAATAATGCTACAGAATTACGGATGTTGTTTTCCTCTAATCTCCAAACATTACCAGGACTCTCAACTAAAATTACAGACGATGATTCTAAAATATGTTTCTTTGCATACCATAGATTATAAAGATGATTTTGGCTCTTGAATTGATAGTTATGTTTCCATTTAGCAAATTTCCATCTATCTTCTTCTGATGGACAATTATTAGAGGGATTATGAAAAGCGCCACAAGCCACACACTTACCGAATACGCTTCGACCAGTACATCCAACCACATACTTATGGTCAGTATCATATATTGGTGCTACTGCACGGTTATACATTTCTTTCTCTGGTTTATCACACAACCCAACATCATATCGGTCCAAAATCTCTTTACTAAATCCTCTATCAATAAAATATTTAGATGGTATAGTAAGAGAATTTCTAACACTAACCCTTGTTATCTTATTAAGGAGTTCTGCTTCGGTATTGACTATATTTTTAACAATAGATGAGAACGATCTTTTTTCTAGTTCACTATTTGATATGGTAAAATTATTTAAATCTTGCCCCAGAAAGCTCTCTATGAATTTAATAGTTTCATTAAACGTTACGGTTTTATCGCCACTATTTTGCCAATTATACTTCTTACTAGATAATACTCCTCTAACAAAACCTATGATAGACGATTTAAAAAACTTGTCGCAATTATGTGTTCTACACTTCCAATTTCCTCTATATGACTCTCCCTCTGGATACAGATTGAAAGCTGTTTTATTATCTCCGTTATGAATTGGACATGGACCCACAAGCATCTTACTATGGTTTCTGATTTCATGTAAATCAAGAACCTCTAATAGATGGTCTATATTATCACATACTTTATCACACAACAGTTTTAACTGCGCTTGATTATATGAACGGGATGTTTTGGTCATTAGTGTTGTCATTTGTTATTACGAATCCGTCTTGAGATTTTGTTGATACATTATTTGCGATTTCTAGTTTGGTACGACCTTCTGTAATTTTGGCGCACCAACCCTTCATATGACAGTTTATATAATCATTATCATCTAGACCACCACCATGACGGCTAATAATTGGTACGAGTTTTCTATTGCCCTCATTTGGTCCATCTTCCGCGACTTCTTCGTCGCTTTTACGTTTAAATATTGTAAAATTACTACATAACCATATGATTCTATCTGATCCACTCGCCGTATCTGTACTTTCTTTTGTGATACCATCACGATTTAATTGTACAAATGCAACAATCGGTACTTTATATCGTGTGGCAAAATTATGTAAACTGGTCATCATAAAACCAAGTACCTGATACTCTTTTAGGTCTTGACTCATGCCTTGACTATCCATTAGTTTTAAATAGTCATAAAATATTACACATGGTTTTGCTGTACCGTCGTCCTCTAAACCAACATCTTTAACAATCCATCTTCTCATAAGTGCTAACTGTTCTTCAAATGGTTTACCAGCAATAGACTTATAAAAAATATTGGTGTTTTGTAATGTTTTAGCGGCGTTAAGTATTTTTTCTTTTTGGTTAGGAGAATCAGCAAATTTGCCTGTTTCGATAGCATTAATTTCTGTTTCTGTCATCATAGCCAACAATCTGTTGATATGATCTTCTTTGGTCATTTCTGTATCCAGATTCAATACTGGAATACCTTGTTTAGATACGTGCCAACCCATATTATCAACTAGTAATGTTTTACCAGTTTTTGGTCTTGCAGCAATCACATTAACTGTACTGCGTCTTAATCCTCCACCAATAGCACTATCGTACACTGGAAAACCAGTAGGAATACCAATTTGATCAACCGGATTATCTACAAGATTTTGAAGATAGCTATCTATGCCTTCTGTAATTTTAATAGGATTATTATCAGTATCATTGATTAATGTGGTAAAATCAAATATCGCATCTTCTGCTATAGACAAGATTGATGTTATGGTTTCATTACCGTTAATATCAAGAATCTTTTCTTTTGCCTGATCCAATTGTTCATACAAAAGTCTTGCTATTTGTAGTTTGCGTATTTTCGCAGCAAATTTACCAATATTATCTTGATTAACGGGAAAATCTAAAATAGCTTTAAGATGCTGAGTTTCTTCCTTCTTAGATAGAATATGGGATAATCCAAGTTCTTGTGCGGAAGAATAGATTGATGCTATATCTATAGAAGAGATTTCATTATGCTCGCATATATTCTTGATACACGAGAATATAATCTTATTACTATCGATGGTAAAAGAAGAGTCATTGAGTATATCGGCAATATCTAAATATGATCCTTGACCATATTTACAAATACCAGATAGTACAGCTCTTTCTGCTGATGGGTCCGCTAGAATCATTTTTACTTACCGGGTGACGAAGAACACCTATTACATTTATATCTTTCGGCCGAGTCTGGCAAGATGGCCGGATTTACTTTCTCTCTCTTACCACAATCTCTACAAACCACATCTACTGCTTTAAATTTTCTACTTCTTGGCGTTGGAGGATTAATAGCTAGTTTTTTATCAATAGCCCTATCTCCTTTATGCATATCTTTTTCTGCCATTTCTAAAAATTTATTTTTATGGCCAGACTTGTTAGATTTTGTTGTTTTAGTTTTAATAGGAGACTCCGAATTGTCATCATCGGAATCGTCGGTATTGTCTTTTGGCAACATTTGTTGTAAAAGAGAAATAAGCTGTTTGATTTGTTCGGTATCACCCATATTAAGATCCATATTTACCTTTCGTTTTCTGAATAGATAGAATAATATCTGATAAATTTTTTACCGCTGATGATAAATATGTAAGTCTATCAGATCTTTGTTTAGCATATTTTTTAATCTTGTTGAGAGACACAGCCTTATCATTATGTTTAATCGCTTGTGCCGACTTCTCCAAGTAGCCATACCCCTTATAGTTATTTATATCGTCAGCAATAACCTCTTTGATAGTCTCATCTGCCCAATTATATCTTGCGTTTTCTCTATTAATTGTTCTTTGTAAATGAAAAGAAAACTGGGCTAATCTATATGATATTTGAGCACAATCTTCTGGACCCAATTTTTCTAGAGAGTCTCTATTCATTGTTAAATAATTGTTAAGCTCACTTTCTGGTAATAGTTGAGCAGAATATAATGGTAGACCAATACTGTTTTCGTATTCATCTAGAACTTTGTCCCAATATCCAACCTGATCATTTGATGATCCTTTTGGCTGATTAACTACTGTATCTTTGTCTTCCATTCTTCATCCGTTTCTGTATATGGGAATTCTATATACTTTATGCCGTTAATTTCACACCATTCTCTTTTTTCTCTGTCTCGTTTTTGAGATTTGATAAATCCAAATTGGTTATGATGATAAAATTGTACAAATTTATAGTGCTGTTCACCATGAACTTCCACGGCGGTTTTAAGCATTGGTATATAAAAGTCTAGATAATAAGTTTCTTTTTTTCTAGCTTGTATAGGTACTTCTTCTAAAATTTGCAAAGTAGGATAACAATCTTTTAATATCTGTCTTGCTCTAGTGTGAAATGACGATTTGTTTTCCAATGTAGCATGAGCATAGTGTCCTGTCAACTGCCAATTTAAAAGTTGTCCATCTAAAGTTTTTATTTGCATTTAACGCCCATAGCATCTTTAACAGACTTTTCTAATTCGCCATATTCTTTAGGGTTATCCACAAAATATTGACGCATTTTTTCCATACCCTGGAATTTCTCTTCTTTGTATGTGTACCAAGCACCACCCTTGTTTATGAGGCCGATATCGACGGCGAAATTTATAAGTTCAGTGTGCTTGTCAATTCCCTGCCCATATCTTAAATACGAGGTTATAGAGCCTCCTGGTGGCCCTAGAGCGGAGCATATGACTTGCCATTCGATCTCTTGACCTATCTGTGTACTATCAGCACTAAGGGTCCAAGGTTTAAAAGATTTGGCCCTAATTTTGATATCGGTTTGATAGGCTATTGCTTGTCCACTTTTCTCCTTGAATTCCGCACCATAACCCGTTGGATTACCCATTAAGTGAGTAATACCTATAACAATATTTTTATTTACTGGAATAACGTTTGCTACTTTACGACAAAACTTAGCAAGTAATTTGGCGCCATCTGCTCGTTGCATCTTATCCATATCGCTTGTTATTTCTGCTTCTGTACATAGTGCTGAGTATGAGTCTATGATAATAACACTACCGGGAAGTTCATTTATTAATCTTTCTGCTATTTGTAAATATTCTTCCGCGTGTAAAATTTTGCCTTGTTGACTTCCTATAACATGAAATCTTGATAAATCTAAACCCGGTATTCCTTCTAGGTCTCTTTTTTTCAATCGACCTTCAATGTTTAGGTAATACACTTCTCTAGGTGTTTTGGAAGTTCCTTGGTACTCTGGTCGTTGTGCTGTTGCTGCAAAGTCGAGACTTGTTGTTGTTTTACCACACTTGGGTTGTCCCGTTAATACAACAAAACTACCCTCTGGTACTCCACCATTCAAAATAATATCTAATGATGGGCTTACTGGTATGATAACAGATTCTTTATCAACAATAGAATTGCCATTTAGAATTATATCAGCACCAAACTGTTTCCTAACGTCTTCTTTAATTTTACTCATTCTAATTCCTTTAGTTTGGATATGGTTGATTTCTTGTTGTCTGTTTTTCTAAACTGTTTGTTATTGGATCTATCATAAGTATTAGTGATCTCTTTATTTTGAGAATCAACAATCTTTTGTTCTTGTTCTATGATAGCCTTAAGATGAGGAGCCCTCAACGAATAAATATTAGAAGCCCTAGGATGTTTTAAAGCTTTAATAATAGCTTTTTCATCGTATTTAGCTAATAATTTATTTGCTGTTGCTATTTGATCTCTATAATATTTTGACCAGTCCTTGTTGGTCCAAAACTTGAATCCTAAATCTTTTTTATCTACCTTTGCCTTGTTCTCGCATATTAGTTCAGTAATATATTGAGCAGCAGAAACCAATTTACCATTGGAATACCTAGACGGATATTTGATCATATTATTTTTTAATTGGATTATAAATAGCCGACTTGTCTCTGTGTGTTTTAGGCTGAAAAGTTTTTTTAGCAGCGTCATTTACCATCGATGCTTCTGGTGTCATGATAGATACGCCCTTATTTTTCTTACCAGCAGTTTGATGAACAATAAGATTTTTATTTTTAACTTCACCAACTACGCTAGAAGTTGTTTTGACATTATTATCTTCATTAATAGACTTAAATTTCTCTAAACAGTTTTTTACTGTTTCTTCTGGAATATTCAGTTCATTAACAATTGCCGTTGTATCTAATCCTTGACTAGATAACCATAAAATTGCATACTTATCTTTTTTGTTGAGTCTGGCCATTATTCTGCCTCCCTATCTGCGTTGTATAACCATGATAAATTTTTACTCTTGAGAAAGTTCAAATACATATTGAACACACTTACTGAAACAGACTTAAACTTAGGCTCTCTACATTTTCTATCTAAGAAATTGCTTGTCATTTTTTGCTTAGATGTTATATTGGTTGGGTTATGTAGTTTGCCATCAGTGTTCATCTTAATCAAAAATCTTGGACTTCTTTTATCTGTAAATAGTTTTTTCGCTAAAGTCTTTGGTCCGTCCTTAACTAGTCTTGGATTATTATCCTCATCGTAATAATCATGATCTCCGGTCAAGGTATAAAATTCATCTAATTGATCAATATTCTCTGATTCTTTTTGTTCAAAAATAAACTCTTGACTATTTAGCTCTCTCATAACTATCTCCATTTGGGCTTAGGTGGTTTTTTGATTCTGCTCATACCTTTTGGTAGTGGCTTTGTTTCTGTTTTTTCTTCTTTATAAGAATTATGCTTCATATAAAGATCAGTCTTTTGATCATTACTCATTCTTTCACTATTACGCATTGCCAAATCGCCTATAGTCTTTAGTTCATTATCAGACTTTTTGACCGATGCTGATTGAGTTGCCACATCAACAATATAGTCTCTATGAGCTTTAGTTTTTTTACATAATAAGCAAGTTGGTTCTGGATCGTATTCTGCAATAGAGGAGAATAGTTCAAAACTTTTTTTGCATTTTTCACAATAGTAGGTATAAGTTGGCATTATTGAATATATGAATCTGGTAGATACATTCTCCATTCCTCTGGAGTATCATCCTTTATACTAAGAAGAGACTGTACCACTGGCAAGTACTTGTAAGTTTTTTGTGGTTTTATTGGCAAGTTTTGTAATTTCATACCAGCATCTTTAGGCGTTTTATTACCCTTTTTCCGATTGCATTTTATACAACAGGTAACTATATTGGTCCAACTAGTGGGACTAGTATTGGATCTCCATATTGACTTTGGTACAACGTGGTCGTAGGTTAAATCTATAATAGGAAACTTATTATTACAATACTGACAAGTGTAATTATCTCTTATTAGGATATTTTTACGACTAAAATTAACATGATGATTATTAATATGAAAAAATCTTCTTGTTTTAGCAACGGCGGGAACTGGAAATTTTTTACCAATACCTTGAATAAAATCATTCTTATAGAAATCAATGATCTCTATAGGAAATTCCGTATCACTTTCAATGCTTCTAAAACTCCATGAAATTGCCTTTATCCAATCTATCAATCCAAACGGACTATAATCAGCATTAAGCAATAAGCATTTTTTATGTTGTACTTCTGTTGATATCATCGCTTTCATATTGATCTAGTTTTGTCATTATTTTGCCAATGATAGGATTTCTTATAATATCTGAATTTTTTAGTTCAGACAAGCCAATACCTTCCGTATCATATAACGCTTTAATCATTCCTAAGAATCCTCCTCTCATAGTTCTATGAAGATCGGATTGACTTATATCTCCAGTTAGTACCATTTTACTATCCATACCTATGCGTGTTAGTAACATTTTTAATTGATCGTATGAGGCATTTTGACATTCATCAGCAATAATAAAACTATGATGAAAATTACGACCTCTCATTAATCCCAATGGTACTATCTCAATTTTATTATTTAGTTTTAGTGTTGCATATTGACTCATCGGAATGAAATGTAGTATTTCATCCAATATTGGTAATAAATAAGGATGAAGTTTTTCTTCTGCTGTTCCAGGCAAATAACCAATTTTTTCACCACTTTCCACTACTGGTCTAGTGATGATGATTTTTTTAACCTTCTCATCAAGAAGATATTCTAATCCCATGCCAACCGCAATATGCGTTTTACCGCTACCAGCAACGCCTTGGCAAAAAGTTATGGTATTTTCTGCTACTGTACGAATATATTCTTTTTGATTATCCGTTCTTGGTCTAAGTCTATTTCTATAGATAGGACCACTTACTTCGATATTATTAGTAGCATCTATTACCCTAGACTTCTTCTTATCTTTATTATTTTTTCTCAATGCAATTACCTCACTGAAATAGGGATTAAATTAGACAGGCGCCACCAGCACAACTAACTTCCTCTATTCCAGCAGTATTGTCCTCTGTTTCCAATAGTTGTGTATAATCTACTTTCTTATAGCTATCAAACAGATCACAATAAATTTTCCAATTGTAAACATCCTTCATACAGTATGTTAATCTCTTAACATCTCCAGCAAAATATTTTCCAGCAAAGTTTTTCATTTTCGTTACGAATTTTAATTTAGATTCATGATGATCTTTGTGGGCTTGATTTAATGTTACATAATCACAGGCTGCCCATAGATTATTTTCAAAAGCATTGAGGCCAAGTTCTATTAAACCAGAGCACCATAACGCAGCATCTCCGTATTCTTTTACGATTTCTCTGCTAGTATACACAGTAGTAAACGGGGCTTGTGGATAATCTTTATCAC